ACGTGTTTCAGACCTTGCACGTGTGTTGATGAATAATGGATACATAGGCGATATGACGCAACAGGAAGTGAAGAGTTTGCTTGCTGCTGTGAGGAATAGTGTGGGCCATAATGACATTGACAGAGATGTGCAGAAGGTGATGGAAATCATGGTGAAGAACCAGTTGAGGAGAGCCGAAAAAGCATTGAGCGCACTGGAAGCGATTAAAGGTAGCAAGGTGAATGCAAAGGGTGTTAAGGTGCAGGGTAAGCTTGATGCCGCAGGTGCTCAACTCATGGAGGTGTTTAAGAAAACACGTAGTTGGGAGAAAAATGATATAGAAGAAGCTATTGCAGATGCTCAATGGCGAATGAGTAGTGATGACGCTACCGTTGCGGAAAATGCTACTATAGAGTACGCAGGTTTGCAGTTCGCTATGGAGTATGCAGAGAAGATTCGCGATAGCAAGGTAGAAGAAAGTAGGCTGAAAGAAGAAATCAAAAAGAGCCACGAAGAGACGAGTGAACGCAATAGAAACTCAGAATCTTATCGTCAGTATATTGCCAGTCTGCAAGATGCTATCCTTCAGAATAAGATAGAGAGAGCGGAAGCTTACTTTAATCTTGTTGGGCGTTTGTCGGATGGTTTGCGTGAGAGCATGGCTAACGCAACACAGTTCAAGAAGATGGAGAAGATGCGTATCAATGAAATCCATCATTATGCGAATAGCGATATGCAGGGCAGGCCGAGTAATGAACACTACAAACCAGAGTTTGCAGACAAGTTTGTTAATAACTCGTTTGTTTCATTTGTGTTTGCTCCTCTTGCTACCTTCGACCAGATGTTGAGAGTGTTTGGAAACAAGAGTGCCAATGGTGAAGGTTATCTGTACAACCGCTTTATGAGAGGTTGGGTGGATGCACGCCAGCAGGAAATCAAAGGCGTTCGCGAGAAGTTTGCCACCCTTGATGACAAAGCAAAAGAGATATTCGGAGGTAAGGTAAAGACATGGAGTGATCTTATTCGGTATGTTGGTAACCTACCAAAGGGGATGGTCTCTTTTTGGAACGGAGGCGAAATGCAGGAATACGAAATGGCGCAAGGTAATCTCATGTACATCTACATGGTGAATAAGATGCTTGACGGCAAGATGAAGCTTCGCAAGATGGGTATTACAGATGAGCATGTTGAAAACATAGCAGAAGTGCTTGACCCACGCTTGATAAAACTTGCCGACTGGTTGCAGGGAGAGTTTCTTGTGGATACTCGTAATGAGTATAATGAGACTCACAAGCGTATGTTCGGTGCTTCTATGGCAGCAGTAGAAGATTATTTCCCTTTGAAAATTCTTGCTAATGCACGTGAAGATAAGCCCGAAGATCTTGACACCCCCGATAAAGGAGATGGCATCAGCACTTCGACAGGCAGTATCATTAAGCGCAGGCGCAATGGGCTTGCCTTAGACCTTATGAATGCAGACGCCCTTCATGTGATACTTGACCATGTGGCCCAGATGGAACACTGGAATGCCTTTGCGGAGTTTAACCGCGACATTAACACGTTGCGCACATACAAACGTTTCCGCAACCAAGTGCAGAATATGACGACAATTTACGGCAGTGGCAAGGAGTTGTGGAAGAAGTTTAACGATGTATGTCAGATGGCTGCAGGAACGTATAGACCTCCACGTGCCAAGCTGGACGAAGCAGCTGTAAACTTTGCAAAGGGTGTAACAGCAGCAAAGGTTAATTTCAGAATTTTTACGGCTCTAAAACAGTTCCTTTCCATGCCAGCATACATTCCTGAAGTAAGAGCCGACTACCTATTGAAGAGTATAGTTAATCCAGTGAAAGCATGGACATGGAGCATGGAACATCTTCCAATCTTCAACGAGCGTTGGAATGGTCGCATGGCAGGTGACCCACGTCTGCTAAAAACAGATAAGGATTGGAAGCTATGGCGTACACGTATTGTACAGTTAGCGGCACGTGTAGGCATGTCTCCTAATGCTTTTGTTGACGCCCTTACCGTATGTATCGGTGCACGTGCAATGTATCAGACGCGACTTGCTCAGTATCTACGTGAAGGATATAGCCAGGAGGCAGCAGAGAAGAGAGCCATACAAGATGCCGAGATTCTCTATAATCAGACACAGCAGTCGAGCGAGGGAGCATTCCTTTCCACGATGCAGGTTGATAGGTCTTGGCTTTCAGTATTGTTTACTATCTTCCGCAATTCGAGTATGGCATATACGAGACAGCTTTATGATGCTCTCCGCAACTTAGAACGCAACCTAACGCCAGGATATAGAGAAGGAAGCATTGCGTTTATGAAGAAACAATTTATGGATGATGGTATAGACGAAGTACAAGCTGAGTGGAACGCTAAGCGCAAGTATTATCGACAGTTGCGTAAAGATTTCCTACGCGTTGCCACATTCAGTCTTATTATGCAGTTCGCATGGAATTTGGGTGCATATCTCCCCTATCTGTTGCTTGGTGATGATGACCAAACTAAGAAGGAGTTCTGGAACGATGTTTTGACGCACACTATGTTTGGCAGTATCGAGGGTTTGACAGGTGGAGACATTATGAGCCAAGCAGGTAATATGCTGATTTCTGGTGATGGCAATCCAGCCTATCTGATTAAAGATATGCCATTGATTAGCGACCTTAAGACAGTGTTCGAGGAGTTAGGTAACGATCATCACGTAGAGGCATTGAGTGACATGATAAATCTCATTGTCCAGTCGGGCATCGGTGTGAATCCACAAAGTATAACAGATACTGCTCTTGCTATCATGGATGCTTGTGGCGATGACCCTGTATTAGCTCACGAGGCGACAATCTGTGTGTGTCGCATCCTGCAAGTTCCGCAGAGCCAAATCGACAAGATGTATTTTGACGAAGTAGGCTTAAGCGGTTCTGAGGTAAGCAAATATACGCCAGCACAACTTGCAGAGCGATATGCTCGCTTCAAAGTGAAACGAGGTGCTTTCTTCGCTCCATGGGCATGGGATGATGAGGGACTGATAGGAGGAAAAGCCGATAATGCGGAGAAGATTATCAATGCGCGTGTAAAGGCAGCCAACGATACACAAGTAAATGAAGCTTATCTGAAGTACGAAGATTCGCTCAAAGATATTGATAAGCAGGTTTCGGCAGCGAATGAAGCTGCAAAGACTGATTATCTGAAAGCAGCACAGATGTATAATAAGGTTCAGAGTAATCCAAAAGCCTATAACTCTTACTTAATGTTTAAGGAAATGGACAATGGCCTTAATAGATTGGCAAGGAACTACATGTCTGCTAAATCTCCCGAAGAGGCCAGATTGCATCAACGAACTATACAACGTTATAAGGCTGCGATGGTGAAAGCTCTAAATGCCAGCAATGAAAGAGAACGTGATAAGGCTATTCAAGAAATTGAAGCTCTCCTGGATGATTATTCGAATCAGTATGAGGCTATGCAGGGTTCTTTATCAACTCAATAGATAACAGGAATATGGTGTCGGCAATCATCAACTTTGCAGATAAATGTTGGAGATTGTCTGACACCATAAAATGGAATACAATGGATAAAGAAGTGTTACACAGACTTAGCAGCGTTCTTCCTCCAAATGAGAGAACAGAGGCGGACAGCATAAAGCGCAGCCGTCTGCAATATAATGATAATCGGGGACGAGCGCAAGCTATTCTTTTAGAGGCTCAGGGATATTACAATGCTATGTCTCGTTTTCGTAAAGACCGTGAGCGCAATAAACGCTATAACTATGGCGACCAGTGGGGCGATATTGTATGTATAGATGGTAAGAAAATGACAGAGGAGCAGTATATCCTCTCTCAAGGAAATATACCACTAAAGACAAACCTTATTCGCAGACTTGTTCGCAATGTCATTGGTGTGCATCGTAGTCAAGCCACAGAACCCACTTGTACGGCGCGTGACCGCGATGAACAGCAGCAAGCAGAGATGATGAGTACGGTGTTGCAATACAATATGCAGTTAAACCGTATGACGGAACTCTACGCTCGTACGATGGAGGAGTATCTGATAAGTGGCTTAATTGTTCATCGTAAATGGTATGGGTGGCGAAATAACAACATGGATTGTTGGACAGATGCTATACAACCTAACAATTTCTTCATTGACAATAACATGCGTGATTTCCGTGCATGGGATTGCTCGTTTGTTGGAGAGATACACGATGTTAGCTTTGAACAACTCTGTGAACAGTTTGCGAAGTCACCAGATGACTATTTGTACTTGGCTGATGTATACCGTCAGGCACGCGATGTGCGATATAATACACACGCATGGGAAGATTTTGGTTATAGTCGTGATCAGATTACTACTGATTTTCTTGTACCACGTGATGAAAGCCGTTGCCGTGTGATTGAGGTATGGCGCAAAGAGAGTAAACCCCGCTATCGCTGTCACGATTATAATAACGGTGACTACTTCAAAATAGATATTGAGGATTATGAGACGATAGTAAGTGCAGAAAATACAAGGCGTCTTGAGCAAGCAGAGCGTTCAGGTATTCCTTATGAGGAGATTCCGTTTATCAAGGCCGAGTGGTTTATGGATAGTTATTGGTATTACTACTATTTATCTCCGCTTGGTGATATTTTGGCAGAGGGTGAATCCCCCTATGCGCATGACAGTCATCCGTATGTTTTCAAGGCTTATCCGTTTATAGATGGTGAGATACACTCTTTTGTTTCTGATGTAATAGACCAGCAGCGTTACACGAACCGCCTTATCACTCTTAACGATTGGGTTATCCGAGCCAGCGCAAAAGGTCTGTTACTCATCCCAGACGAATGTATTCCAAGGGGGACTTCACCGCAAGATTTTGCAGATTCTTGGGCTAAATTTAATGGCGTCGTTGTTTATACACCGAGTAAGACAGGTGCTGTTCCACAACAAGTTTCTAATAATTCAACAAATGTAGGCATACACGAAATGCTGAATATGATGTTGAAATTCTTTGAAGATATTAGTGGTGTAAACGGAGCATTACAAGGAAAGCCTGGGTATGCAGGCATGAGTGCATCGCTCTACAATCAGCAGACTCAGAATGCAACAACATCCTTGCTTGACTTGCTTGATAGCTTCCAAGAGTTTGTGCGTGACGCCGCTTATAAAGATGTTAAAAATATCCAGCAGTTCTATGACCAAAAGCGAATGTTCAACATTTCAGGTAGAATGGCAACGCAGATTGTTTATGATCCGAACAAGATGCGTGATGTTGAAATGGATATTAGTGTAGTACCGAGTCAGGCTACACCAGCTTATCGTTCTATAGCAAACGATTTCCTCATGCAGTTGTTTGAGAAGCAAGCTATCACCCTTGAACAGATGCTACAAGCTGGTAATTTCCCGTTTGCGGATAATTTGTTGCAAAGTATTCAGACCCAAAAAGAACAAATGCAACAAGGTCAGGCACCAGAAGGTATTTCTCCTGAACTGATGGAACAAGCTAAGGAAGGAACGAATCCAGAAGCTATGCAGTTATTACAGCGCGCTATGGGTAAGACAGCATAGAATAAACATGCTATCTTGTGAAAAGGAGTGTAGATATAGAAACAATCATACAGGAGAATGAGCGAAGACGTTTAGAGGTCTTCGCTCCATTCAATCCTATTACAGGTGAAGGAAGCATCGGACAGCGTGTTTCCTTCACCATTTCTGATTATCCAATATCTACCCAGTATCTACCAATAGAGATGATGGATGAGCCTTTTGTTAAATCATTGCAAAAGGCAGGCAGCATTGAATTACTTATCCGCGATGTGTTACAATTACCTGTTACTGAAGAATCGTGTGAAAAGGTCGTAGAAGAATTTATACGGATAAGAAAGAAATACGATTTCCCTTTTTGGGCTGCGATGCTTGTCTATATCAAGCGTAAGGGCGGAGGCTCTGACGTATTGTTCAGATTGAACAAACCTCAACGGAAATTGATACAGCGGCTTGAGAAGATGCGTAAAGCAGGGAAACCTATTCGTTTGATTCTTTTGAAAGCGCGTCAGTGGGGAGGTTCTACAGCTATTCAGATATATATGTCATGGCTACAGCTTGTTCACGAGGTAGGTCTTAACTCTCTTATTATTGCTCATCAGGGAACTGGTTCTGACGAAATCAAGGACATGTTTGACCGCATGATTAAGTTGTATCCAGTAGAAATGCTTCATGAGCTTGGTGAGGCTTATTCCCTCAACGAGCCAAAGATTGTTGGTGTTGGTAAGTCTGGTAATATTTTCAGAGTCCCGCAACGCAATTGTAAGATAAAAATAGGTACAGCAGAAAGGCCTAACTCTTGCCGTGGTGGTGACTACAACCTCGTGCATCTTTCCGAGGTCGCCTTGTGGAAAGAGACAGACGGTAAGAAGCCAGAAGACATTGTGCGTTCTGCTTGTTCTGGTATCTTGCTAATGGCATTGACGATGATTATTTATGAATCCACTCCAAATGGAGTGGGTAACTTTTTCCATAAGGAGTATTTAGCTGCTAAGAAAGGACTTTCTCAGTTTGAGGCTATGTTTGTGGCATGGTTTGAGATAGAACAATACGAGCTACCTTTTGCAGATGATTCAGAGAAGTATGATTTTGCTGCGAAACTTTTAGCCAATCGATATAACGAAGAGGTTAGCACAGAGCGTGAAGAAGCTGGTACTTATTTATGGCGGCTATGGGAAATGGGTGCAACGCTTGAAGCCATTCATTGGTATATCTCTGAGCGTACAAAATTCAAGAATCACGGAGAGATGGCCTCCGAATATCCATCCGACGATATTGAGGCGTTTACATTTTCTGGTCGTAAGGTATTCAGTAGTGAGGATGTGGAACTGTTTAGAGCAGCCTGCAGAACACCTCGTTGGAGGGGTGAGATATATGGTTCTGCTGACGAGGGAGAAAAAGCTATTGAAGGTTTGCGTTTTAAGAAATCAGATGATGGCCAGCTTTTTATATGGCACGATGTTGAAAGGAATGACGAAGAAGAAGTCCTTGATAGGTATTTGGTAGTTGTAGATGTCTGTAAAGGACATACTAAGAATGCGGACTTTGCGGACATACTTGTTATTGACCGCCTGTTTATGATGGACGGTGAGCCTCCTGTTGTCGCTGCTGAATGGCACGGTCATATTGACATGGATAAGTTAGCATGGAAAGCCACTCAGATAGCAGCATACTACAATAACGCATTGTTGGTGATAGAAAGTAATACGCTTGAAACAAACAATACAAAGGGCGAGGCTGAATATATTCTTACCCTTATACATGATGTTTACGGTAAACAACTTTATGCGCGCAAACAGAGTGCAGAAGATATAAGACAAGGTTTACCTAAGAAGTTTGGTTTCCACACCAATTCATTAACAAAAAAAGTAGTTATTTACAATTTGAAAGTAGTTATAAGGGAACGCTTGTACATAGAAAGAGAAGCGGCTTGCCTTGATGAATACCTAACATACGTTGAGAAAGAGAATAATTCTTTTGAAGCTATGGAAGGTTATCATGATGACCGCTTAATGACGAGAGCAATAGGAATGCAAATTTGTTATCACGAGATGGAGCTTCCTCGTATTGTAAAACGCAACATCGACATCAACGCCCGTCTCGTTAATAGGCCTGTATCAGCGGCCACTATTGGCTAATTTTTATAGAGCGATGCTAATAGCGTCGCTTTTGCTTTTTATAAAACCCTCTCTTTATTTTATAGATTATCTCCATTGCGCAACGCGGTCGCATATAGAATTTTTGTGCAGGTGAGTTCACCACTTTTATTACTAACTCGAACAGTGTTTTATCTGGGTGTGTGTTTCTCAAGTCGATAACACGCTTGTGTATTTCTTGGAACATTTCACGCTTAGTAGAACGCATCGTATTAAGTACAGGTTTCCCCTTAAGCATTGCAGCAATAACTACCAATGCTCGCTCTTCTGAAACCCAGAAGCGTGAGCATGGTGTATTTACGATAATTTCTGAAATTTCTGTAATATCGATGAAAGACTTTGTTGAGATAGTTTGACGAAACGCTTTCATTAGTTCTTCATTTCGTTTGTCGGTGAAATCGAGAACACATCCATGATATTTCATTCTTAATACTATTGAATTTGATTGGTTAAATAATTGTGTATGTATGTTTTAGGTGATGCTAAAGTAGCAAAAATATTTCAGTTGGTAACACAAAAGATAACAAATAGTACACACCTTATACCCTTAAATTTGTCGAATGAAATTAAGAACAGAATTTAACAATTATCATCATGGCTGAAACTCAGACTTCAAGCACGCCAGCTAAGAGCAAGCGCGAAAATTTTGGTGAGAGACTGAAAAAGAAATATCCCGATCGAGAGTATCCCGACGACGAGGCTTTGTTTGGTCAGATTAACGACGATTACGATGATTATGATAATCAATTGAATCAGTACAAAGAGCGTGAGGGACGTTTGTCAGACCTCCTTTCAAAAGACCCACGTTCAGCACAGTTCATTGCTGATATGGCAAAAGGCAACGACCCTTGGCTTGCCGTTATTGAGCGTCTTGGTATAGACGGCGTCACAGACCTTATGAACGACCCAGAAAAACAAGCTGAGTATGCAGAAGCCAATAAGAAATATGTTGAGCGTCTCGCAAAAGAAAAGTCACTGGAAGATGAGTATCAAAAGAACTTCGCTGAGAGCATGGACTTACTGGAACAGATTCAGCAAGAGAAGCAGCTTGGCGATGACACTATTGATGCAGCTATGGAGCTGGTCATTCGAATTGCCAATGAGGCTATTGTTGGGAAGTTTACCCGTGAGACTATTGAAATGGCTCTGAATGCTGTTACTCATGATGCAGATGTAAATAATGCTCGCACAGAGGGAACTGTAGCTGGTCGGAACGAAAAGATAGAAGAGAAATTGCGTAAGCCTAAAACAGGTGATGGTTTACCCAGTCTTGCAGGCAGCAACAATACTCCAAAAAAGAATACCAGTCAGCGTAGTATGTTCGACCTTGCAGACGAAGCCAGATGATAAATGAAACGGTGCATGTAGTAGAAACCTCCTCTATCCAAGCGACAAAAGGTCATACAGGTCAGATGACTCAATTAGCAGGTCTATCTACTACCGTAAGCAACGTATCGGCAGCCACAGGAGGCATTGGACGTGGGAAGATGATAGAGCGAGATACAAAGTAATTATAATTTTCAATTCTAAACAAATAAGCAATGGCAGAAAATGTAAACGTAAGTGCTGGCGGAGCAATCGCCACCACCACAGGAAGTGCTGGATTGCAGACGCAAGTCCCAGGTCAGAGTTCTACCGTGAGCGGCCTTGCAGACGCAAGCGGTGGTATCGCACCAGGTAATCTTGTCGAGGCAGACATTGACGAACAATTGTTCCGTTTTCAGAGTGAAGACACCGCATTGATGTCTCTCATGCTGAAAGCGAAGAAAGTAAAAGTTAGTTCCCCAGAAGTGGAACATTACATGATTGATGAACAGCGTAGTACGCTGACCGTCAACAAAGCTGTTTCAGCAGGGACAGGCAACTCTTTTATTCTTCCTTTGGAAGCAAATGATCAGCAGATTCCTCGCGACTACCATACTCTCCTTTGTGATGTAGATGGATATACCGCAGATGGAAAAACAAAGACTCCTGGCAAGAACCTTATGTTGTTTGTTACAGGTCGTGACACTGCTACTGGTAATCCCGTTGTTCGCGCAGTGAATGGTCCGCGAAACAGTGCCAAGGAGCAATGTACAACTCCTGCTATTCCTGCAGGGACTAAGGTAAAACTTCTTAGCAATGCGTTGTATGAGACGCAGAAAGAAGTAGACCCCGATCTTATCATTCCACAACCCGAATTGGTATTCTTGCAGAAGCGCGGCATGAATCAAATCGTTTCTGACTATTTCGAGGCACAGAAGAAGCACATCCACTTCACACAGGCGATGATTGCAGAACAAGCTATTTTGAATTTCAAACGTTCTGGTAATCGTACCCTTTGGGCTGGTGTTGAAGGTAAATTTGCTGTAAATGTCCCGAAGCTTGGTCAGCAGTTTGTGTACCTTACTAAGGGGGTTCGTTGGCAGTTCAAGCGTGAGTTGCAGCACTCAGGCAAGTGGACTATTGAGAAACTTATCGCTCTTGCTAAGTTGTTCTTCACAGGTGAGGATGTTCCAAAGACGGCGTTGTTACTTGCTGGTAAGAATCTTCTGGAAGAGATTCAGTGTATTGATTTCTCAAAGCATCCAGAAATTCAGATTATTTCCGCACAGAACCCTATTGGCTGGAGTGTTACGCGCATTCACACAGTCTTTGGTGACATTGACATTAAGCGTGAACCCACCCTTGATACTCTTGGTTGGTCTAATAGTGGCGCACTCCTCGGTGAGGATCGTTTAGTACACTACTCTTATACCACAGAACACGAGTTCTCTGACCGCGTTGAGGGTGAGGAAGCAACTCGTAAGGGCATGATTGTTTGGGACGCTCTCTGCCTCAAAGGTTCTTGTCACATCTGGATTGATGGTGAGGGTTCGAGCAGTGGTACTGCTGCACGGTATAGCCTTTGGGATAGTGCTACTGCACCTACTGCCGATGATATTACCGATGGTATGATTTTCTACTTTACTGTAGATTGTAAGCTGAATGCTACTCAGACAGCACAGAACGGAACTATGTGGAAAGTCGACAAGAAAGTTTCTGGTGGTGCTACTACACTAACGTGGTCAGAATTCAGTGGTACGGTTGAAGCTGGATAAATAGCTCATCGTTGAAGACAATAAACCATTAGTGGCGGATGGCTCCGAACGCCATTCGCCACTTTTATTTTTCAGAAGCAATAATTAACATAGTAAAGATGATACGCAAAACTTATGGAGTGTCTGGTTTGATGGATTGGACTACTCAAATTAAAGCAGGGAAAGGTTCTGTGTCGGTACATTTTACGGGAGGTGCACTTACAGCTTATGGTGTGACTCCTGCTAAGTTCTCGACGAGCAATCCGTTTTTTCAGAATGTGATAGAAGGTAGCGAACAATTTCAAAGTGGTCGTATAGAACTTCTTGGTGAAATGGAAGTTGCAGACGAAGATGTACCAGCAGCAAGTAATACAAGTGAAGATATTCCAACAAAGGAAGGTGGGGCGCATAAAGGAGAAAAACTTGTGAATGATTCGCAAGGAGCTGGAGCTATTGTAGGAATGTGTGAGATTAAGGTAGCCGACAAGAGTGAAGCTATTGAATACCTCAAAGAACATTATTCCGATAAGAACTACACCGCCACAGGTCTTCGCACCAAAGGGGCTTTTGAAGCAGCTTGTGAAGAGTGCGGAGTGACGTTTGTATTCACCGCCTAATCATTCTATCATCATGATATTTCAAATCGACAGGATTATGCAAGATGTACGCGTCTGTATTGACCAGAATATGATGAGCGAAGCACTTATCGTCAATGATGACGTTGATACCTTAGCACTTGACGAAATTATCAAGTCTAAGATTCTTGAGTCTATCCAACGTGTACACTTGAAAGCTCCCACCATATTGTTGGAAGGAGGCCATAACTTCGGCGACGCTATCTATTGGCGTGAGTTAGAAAGTGGTTGGGTGTTGCTGCCGCATGACTTCTTGCGTCTTGTCGTTTTTGAAATGGACGATTGGGAACAAGCTGTATATACAGCCATTAGTACAGACGAACCAGAATACGAAAAACAACGTAGTCGTTTCAAGGGAATCCGCGGCACGTCACAGAAACCTGTATGTGCAATTGCGATACGTCCAGAAGGGCGTGTCTTGGAGTTTTATTCATGTAAGAGTAATCAGGCTCAAGTTAGGCGTGCCGTGTATATTCCTTATCCTAAGATAGACGAAGACGGTGGTGTAGACATTAGTGAGCGTTGTTATAATGCAGTGGTTTATACTGCTGCAGGACTAACGCTTATGACCTGCGGAGAGGTAGAAAAGGGAAAGATTTTATCCGAATTAGCAGAAACATTCTTGAAGTAACAGAAAATGGGTTCAATAAAGGCAACACAAATAGATGGTGACGTTTCAGTAGGTCGTCACATTACGTCAGGAGGAAATGCCGACATAGCAGGTAGTACTCATATCGGGCATGATCTTGTAGTTGATGGTTGGTTTGAAGCTCCCAACATACGAGGAGCAAACAAAGGTTTCTTTTTGGATGAGGCGAAACTACAAGAAGCTTATCCAAAACCACAAAAGGGATGGTGGGCCGTTGTAGGTGACAGTATTCCTGGCCCTATCTATGTAGTGGAAAAAGGAAAGTGGAAGAATAGCGGTAAGACTGGCGGAGCATCGCATGTATATCTGACTGATATTGAAAAGAAACTATCAGATCAAGCTAACAGAAACACCAATACCGACAAACGTTTATCAGATTTAGAGGGAAAAGTCTTAAGCGGTCTTGCACGTCACATGGTAAAGATGTCTGAGGTTGGCAAACTAGGGTGCGGGATAAACAGCCAAAGCGGCCTAGAGGTAGCAACTCATGCGATGATGTACACGACGCTGAAAGTATGTAAAGACGATTTAATTGTCGTTGATGCACCTCAAGGACTTGTCGTTTCTGCTGTCTTAAAAAATGCGGCAGGTGAGTTGCGCGAAGTTTTTGCTACGCGTGCAAAAGACACACTCTCACAAATGTTGCCAAGCTCCGCAGTCCTCGTGCCTATATCTGAGGATTGCACTATGTACCTAAATTTGGCTACAAATGATGATAGACCAGCAACAAAAGCAGATTTTGAGGCAACAAAAGTATATATCTACCAAAAAAATATCACAGATTCGGCATATTCTGGGAAAAATGTAGTTTGGATAGGAACTAGTATTCCGGCAGGTGAGGGAGAGAGAAAATATCCTGAAATCCTTTCGCGGCGGCTAGGCTTTAACTTAAAAAATAAAGCGATTGGCGCAAGCTATTTTAGTAAAGCGAGCATCTCCTCTGATGCTAATGCACCTGTGACATGTCTCTCAATGACAAAAGCGGAAATGACTGCGAAGTGGGGAGCAAAGGCGCAACTTTTTGCTAGTTTTGAGGAAGTTTTTAAGGCTATTGACGCAAATACGGATATTGTTGTATTTGATCACGGCTATAACGACCGTGACGCCATCACAGCAGTAATGAAAGCTGGCGGATTTGAGGCGGATTTGAAAGGGACGCCACAGGGAGAAATACAAAAACAAATCAAAGATGATATTGCTTTATTAGTGCGAGAAATAAAGTCGCGTGCGCCTAGAGCTAAGATTGTGGTATGCGGCTATTTTACCAAGCATCACGATGCGTGGGTCGGTGATAACTCTTTGAGTGGCACTCAATATGTGAGTACAAAATATATCTGCGACTGGGCAGCAGAATTGGCCGAATCGTTGTCTGTCGAGTGTTGGCCTGTCTGGCAACTATTGGATGTGCATGATGCAAAGTATGAGCCTATGTCTGGCGTGGTATTTCGCGATTTTTGCCCCGATGATGTGCATCCGCATAGCGAAGCAAGCGGCAAGAGTATTCGGCTGTATGCCGACGCTGTAGAGCGTGCCATGTTAGGAGGGGCAATAGATGCTATCAATAGTGTCGCCATAAAAGAGTTACAAAAGAAAACCGCGGTTTTAGACGGTTTGCGACAAGACGTGAATAATATTACCTCCGAAGTGAAAACCAAAGCCGCAGCGGCCGATGTGAAAAACCAAATCACTTCTCTCAACGCCCATCTGCAAAACTTGGAGGAGGAACTGGACACGCTCACTTCCGAAGTGGGGACAAAAGCCCAAGACGAGGAAATGCAGCGAAAAATCCTTGAGCTGCGTTCCCTCCTACAAAGCCTCCAAAATGATGTCAACAGCAAAATCAGCAGCATCCGCTTCGACCCTAACGATGATATGGTGGTGGCTTCCATCCATACGCTCTTAGATTCGGGCGTTCCCTTCCCCGCTGCCACACAAGAAAAGGCGGGAGTCATGACGGCTGCGGACAAGAAAGAACTCGCCAAAGTGCAGGCCATCACCCAACAACTCGAGCAAATGGGAGGGAAACTCGGTTTGCTCTACGACTTGGGCACGTTCGAAACCCAAGGCGCAGCGCGCCAAGCTGCGGCCTCGAATCATGTGGTGTACGACTTAGAAAACGTGCGTTTCCTCACCTACACCAAGCAAAGCGCCTCGGGCAATCCCAATCAGGGTTTCATCCTGCAAACCGTCAACAAAGAGCGCAGCATGACGCACCAGCTGGAATTCTTCATGGGACACCTTTCCCAGCGCGACATCTCGTGGAATCAGAACTCGGGCGCCGTAAACGCCTTCAGGTGGGAGGAAATCGGTGCACTGAAGTTTTCCACCGAAGAGCGCGAGGAGAAAACGTGGCTCGTGGTGAAAAACTATGAAAACAGCCTCGTGGCTCGCGTGGCACTGCCCGACGCTTCCTCGATTCCCACGCTCAAATTCCCCGACAAGCCGCTCGACACACTCCTGCGCGAAATCCTCGACGCCCACGGTGCGGGCTTTGCCTGCAATATCCTCTGCAAAGCTCCCAGAGTGGAGGACTTTTTCGACGAATTTGACTTCGTCTTCGTGGGATACGCGGAAGTGACGGAATGGCGCAACTATAGCTATAAAAGCCAGCAGCAGCAACTGCGCGATGTACGCAACCGCATGGTGCGCGTGGACGGCGTCATCAGCTTCTACAGATACAAAGGGCAAACCTCCTCCGACCCCTCAGAAATAGCTATCTCCGTTCGCTGGGCGGCCAGCTATGAGAAAATGCAAGTAAAGGATTCAACCAATTACACAATATATTCCAAACTCTTCCCCGTCGTAGCTCCCACTCGCTTTGAAGACGAATAACCTATTTTCCTGCTATGAAGCAAAATTTATTAAGTAGCGTGGCGTCTGTGACAAACAGAGAATACTCTTAAATACTTGTAAAAATGAATTATTTAGAACAGTTTAAATTTGTGATTTGCAGCATTATCAGCGGGATGTTAAGCCTATTTTTCCCGATGCGAGACTTTATGTTTTCGATGCTGATCGTGTTCGGAGTAAACTATATTTTCGGTCTCATTGCAGGACTGAAGCACGGAGAAAAATGGGACTTTAAGAAGTCGATGGTATTTTTTTATCATTGCACGTTATTTTTTGTGATGACTTCGGCAATTTTTATCACGGGTTATTTCCTCCACGCAGGGGATGAAACGCTGGGGGTTGTCAAGGCTTTGTGCGGTGTGGCTATTTGGTTTTACTCTACTAATATCGTGCGAAACTGGAAAATTATGCTGATGCCCGATACCCCTATGTATCGTGTCGCAGGCTTTGTGTACTATGTACTGACGCTTAAGGCCGTTGATAAAGTACCTTTTTTGAAAGATTATCTAAAGAGTAGTAATTTAACAGAAGATGAAAAAGTATAGCGATAATTTGTTTTTGAAGGTGCAGGCTTTTGAGGGGTTGAGGCTTACCTCTTACAAACCTGTTAGCACGGAGAAACTCTGGACAATAGGCTTCGGCCACTACGGTGCGCCTCCGAAGATGACGATAACAAACGCGGAGGCAGAAAAGCTTTTAATTAAGGACCTCGATGCAGCGCACGCGGTTGTTAGGTCGTTGGTAAAAGTGCCTTTGACGCAAGGCCAAGTCGATGCGCTGACAGATTTTGTATTTAATCTTGGTGCAGCGAAATTCCGCGGCTCTACGCTACTGGTGCTTGTTAATCAGCGTGCCGATGTCGCGCGCGTGCAAGCTGAGATAAAAAAGTGGGTGCATGCAGATGGCAAAGTTTTATCGGGCCTTGTAAAGCGTCGCGCGTGGGAGGCGCAATTATGGGGCGAGTGATACAAAAAAGATACAATAAATGAGACAATAAATGAGAGATAATTTTGATAAAGATTTGATAAAAGCAATTTTGGCGCAAGTGTTGATATGGTGGAGTGCCGTTGCCATTATTTTGATTTTTGCGCTGTGCGGTGTGCTTTGCTCCTGTAGGTCCGTGAGATATGTAGAGGTGCCGCGCGTGAGCCGTGATACCTTGCGAGTCGTGCAGGTAGAGACACTCCGCGACAGTGTACGCGATAGTATTTTTTTACGCGAGTTTGTTAGAGGCGATACAGTCTATAGGGTAAAGTACATTGAGCGGCTGAGGTGGCGCGACAGGTGGCGCGTAGATACAGTACAAGCCGTGCGCGTTGATTCAGTCGGCGTCCCCTATCCTGTGGAGCGCAAGGTCAGCCGATGGGACAAAGTGCGCTATATGTGGCGTGGCGCTGCTGTAGGGCTTGTTTTGGCCGTTGTGGCGGTTGCCGTTGTTTGGCTTAGGCGAAGATACAGGTAATTTGTAGTTTTATGTTTTTAGTTTAGTTAGTTTTAAGGTCGTCCGCAGAGATGCGCGCGGCCTTTTTTAGTGCGTACCAGAAACACAAAAGATAAATGTACAGTAACTATAGAAGCAGGTATTTTTGCAAGTAGTTATTGTTATCTTCCTACCAATAGCAAGAAGAAAGAACAACAAATCGGTTTCAAATTACATATAGTTTTAGACTATGAATATTACACTATCAATTAAGCAGTCGGAGGTGTTCAAAGAAGTAGCACAGACTACGAGCTATACTGGTGCAAAGATGGATAATGATGCTAATGCTTTCGAGCGCATCAGCACTGTTGACGAAGATCAAAGTTTGCTAAAACGCTTTTGGGATGAAAGCCGTGCGGAGGTGGCAAAGACTTTCATTCGTATGTTGACATCTGAAGATATGTCAGCAGATGGAGATACTTACAATCTGGTATTGAATGTATCTGTATCCTTTGATACCGCCTTGCTTCCCAGTATGCAACTTGGTTTATTTTCCTACTTTGTGCAGAGCATTACAGGTAGATGGTATGTCTTCTCTAATAAAAAGGAGGCAGGAGAATTCTCCAATCATGGCGAGGCTATTCTTGAAGAGGTAAAAGAAAAGGCTTTTCACAAGAAGAAACCAGTACGTCCGACCTATGACTGACAAGTAATAAAACGTTAATAAAATTATCATTATCATGGCAGAGAACAAAAAGAATCTTGCTGTCACTATTCAGACCAAAGAGTTGAAGTTTGCAATCATGAATAAGACGCATGTGACAGCGCGTAGCTTGGAAGCAAACGGCAAGCTCAAATATGAAGCTGCTGCTCACATGCAAGCAAGTGAAGACTTAGAAAATTCGTACGAGTTGGTTCGTGCGATTAGCAATGCTATTGCAGAAACAAAGGTCGAGTTGGGCGAATACCTAAACGAGACAATAACCGCTACGAACAATCTTATTGATAGTAAAGTTGAAAATGGCGAAGCGGTTGTTTTGAACTTCTTACTTCCAAGTAACTATAATAGTGCTGCTGCGGATGCTCTTGGTGGAGGTATTCATGAATTTGTTGTTGGTCGCAGTATCTATGAATGGTATCGTCAGACTTGCCCAGAAATTGCCGAGGCATGTAAGGTAGATGCAGAAGCCGCACTCGACAGAGCAAAGAAAGCTCTCTACAAGCGTAGCCGTCCAGTTCGCCCAACATATTAAACACGTTGTTATGTCAGATTCATGTAATTGTAGTATTGACTTTTCGGCTGTCGGTGATGGAAAGCAAATAGTTCGTTTGAGATTCTTACGAGAACAGTTGCTTTATGACATCAAGAATTACGCTTATATTGAAGCAGACGTTATGGGCGAAGAGAAACAACACGGCCAACACGTTCTTGCGGAGATTGGAGAAGAAGGGAATGTTGATAGAGTTAGCCGTATTCTTGCTGTTGTACACGCTTCCATTGTAGAACTATTGTACCCATGGACTAAATCAACTCCCATTGAAGAGGAAATAGATGATTGTCTGTTAGCGCCCGAGGAGTATGTAATAGAGTTGCATATACCTATAGATGTTTCCAGGACTACAATACTTCTGTTATCACGGTTGATACATGAATATATGGTGTATCGTGTTCTTGCAGACTGGTTGAGTATCATGAATCCTAATGCTGCTGCAAACTGGGCAGCAAAAGCAGAGTTAACGGAACGTGAGATTACAAAAGCTAAGACCACACATAAGGGTGTTTTTACACGTAAGACACATCCGTGGTAAGACATAAACAAAATATAAAAAACCGCACCTATCTTCACAGACTGGTGCGGTTAATACTAACCTAAAAATAACATTATGAAACTACTATCTTATTTGATTTGTGTGACGTTGTTCGAAATCTATGGAAGTTCCAAAGATGGACTTCCCATCAGTGAGTGATGTAAGACCTGCAATACGAAAATACTTGTATGGTGTTCCACGGAATCCACGCAAGTAGTGGTCTTTGGAAGACCAGACGAGATGCCAGTTATAGAGGTCTCTTGACCCATATAGGATAGTTCCTACATCTCCACGTTGGAAGTGTCCACGCTGTATGAGTGAAGAGATAGTCTTGTGTATATTAGTAGCATCCAGTTTTAGTGGTCGCGTAATATATAGGCCTTTACACTCTTTTTCATCGGTATTGCTGAAAGAAACAAGTTTATTATCATTAGTCGTCGCTAACGCTTCTGGATAAGAATTGATTGTAGCTTGCAGATTCGATACCATCATGCCCCACAATTTTGATTTAAGAGAGAATACATAGGCGTATGGATAACATGGTTTACCTTCATCTATTGTAGGATTAAAAGCAAAAATACGCTGGTGTATATAGTCATAAATCATTTGGCAACCTGTAAGAAATTCTTGGAAAGGCTTTATTGGTAGATAAGAACTATCAGCCAACCCAAGCATTGATTGAAGTTGATCCATATTAGGCAGCATAGTGACATCAAAAGGAACTTCTGTTGCAATATCATCTGAAACACATTGTGTCTGTGAACCACTAATAAGCATAATACCCTTATCTGTTGCGAAGAGTACGGAACTATCAATCTGTGTAATACTCTTTGGATTGATACATACATCACGCGTGATCGGTTGTCGTGCGGAATAAGAACCAGTATTGGAAACTTCTAAAGCCCATACCCCCTCTGTAGTAAAGGCATAGAGAGGGAACTGTCCGAACTGCCCTTGTGAAAGCGCTTTTGCAGCAGCCGATATACCAAGGATTGTTCCTGTACCTACTGTGTTAATTCCTAACACTGGGAAGTGAAAAGGGTTATTAACCTGCGAAGTGTAGATTTTATTTGGAATACTGATGGTGCGTTCTTCTGCGGAAGATTGGCGTGGCTCTTCTGATAATCCGTATGCTGGATTCTCCCATCCTCCAAAGTAAAACGCTCCATTGAGAAAACCATGTACTTCTAAAGGGACTTCAAAACGAATATTTGACTCTACCCCTCCATCTATGACAGCCTTGTATGCGTTGATATTTGGATAGAACAAGAAGAGGAAATAAGATTTTTGTGCGAGTTTGAAGTAATCTCCCTGCACTATAATATCTCGCCCATCTTGTTTGATATAGAAATATACTGTAATATAGAAGGTTCTATTCATCACCTCGTTTACCTCTGGTTTTTCAGAGATATACCCATTAGAGTAGTTGAACAAAGCCCCCGTATTGAATTTATTGTAGAGTTGTTTTTTGATGTTTGCGAGATTCAAGCGAGAGTTGTATGAGAACGAGTAGCGTGGTATCAATGTATCGTGGCTATCGTAATCGTCCGTCATGGTTTCTCTTGCGACCAATGATTGTAGGTAATTCTCCCCTACTTTTACAATGGTGCGATCGGTTGTTAACTCATCTAATTTGATGCTTTTTAGGAAATAGAATTGAGAGCATGAACGAATGTCAGCTTTCACTTGGTCTGTACTGCGCTTCGGAATGATAAGTCGCGCAGAACGATAGGAGAATTTTTTAGGATCAAAAGTGAAAGCATACATCTCACTAAAAGTCCTTACCTGATACTTCAATGGATATTTATCTTGGTCGGCAGCCTGATTGATATGCTTACAAACACAGTAACAATCGCTTTCTTCTACTGGTGAAAACTTGGTGCATTGTCCATTTGGGTCGTAGGTATATATTGGTTTTGATATGAATATGTCAACAGAACGAACAATATCTTTCCATTGCTTTAGAACCTCTATCTGTTCTGATTTGCAGACGGCATAGTCAAGGGAGTGTAGTACTCCCATAACACAGAGCTTTGCGCTATTATATGATTTTTCCCCTTTTACGTGAGACCATGCCACTTGTGGTGCAATGTCAGAAGAACAAATCATCAGGACAGGTGAGGAGTGCATTGTAAGCGTCCCATCATACAGACGATAAGCATATCGAACGAGGAAAGGATAAATAAACTTTCCAGCGTTTGTAGATTTATCAGCGATAAACTTATTGACTTTAGCTAATACTTGGTCTGTGATTTTTGTTTTGTTGTCTTCAGAAAACTCTTTCCACAAATCTCCTTCACCAATACCATTAAAACGAATGTCGAAGTCTTCTGTTTTAATCATTTCTCCTTGCAATCCAAAAGATATTGGAAGTTCTGGAAGATGAGTTCCGAGAGACAGATACCCTTCTTCTTTCCCTTTCCAAAGAAAGTGGTAAATTCCATTCGAAGTAAGAACAACTAATGTGTTACCAATGGCATTGATCTCATAAATGCCAGATGATGAAAAATCGTATAGTTTGTGGTTCGGTTTTTCCTCTGACAACAGTTTGGCTATGATTGTACTTGATACAGGCTTATTAGTCGCTTCTGTAATTTTTTTACCATCTAACCAATATAGTATATTGTTAGAGTTGATTATGTAATGTGTAAAAGTATTGGTGTCGTGTATGTAAACTACCCTATAGTTCTCTGGCAACACGGCTTGGACCGAAGGTTGGAAGATCGGCTTTAGTTGGTTGTCCTCGTTGATGAGGTTAAGAGAGGTCGTCAACTGCCCATCGGAACATTCGAAGTCCGATGGTTCAGTTGAATAGCCTGCGTATTGTATCTCTTTAATCATGACTGCACATATTTGTATGACAAAATTAGGGTAGCAAAAAGATACTTGTGTGTTAAGTTTTGAGTTGAAGTTTCGGACAACTCTTTTTGTTCTACTTTAGTTGTATATACTTGCCGCTGATGCTACTGTTTCTTAGAGCCTCTGCGTTGTTGCCTCCGAACGACACAAGTACACCACCACATCCAGAGCTACCGCCTTGTGTGCCATCTGGACGATAGAACTTTATCCGTCCCCGAATAAACAGAAGAGCCGTAGCATTAGGAAAGATCAGATCTTGGAACATTTTGCTGTCACATCTGCTAAACAAAAGCGCAATACCGTTGTTATTGTTTACCATCTTTTTGATAAATCTCTCAACGAGTGGGCGTGAGTATGGTGGATTTAGCCACACGCGCTTGCCTCCCCAGTCTGCTTTTAATCCGTCTTCCGTTGGAGTAATATGCCGTGTGGCTGTGTCCCATAGTCTGTTGCAAGGAGCACACGGATCTAAATCAAAATGCCCCAGTGCATCTATGATTGTTTTAGGTGTGTACCATTCGTCTGTCGTATTAGGACTTCGTTCAAAGCTTGTATCCATGTCTTATCTATTTTCTTTCGTAGTACATCCTTAGTACCTTCTTTGCCTCATTAACCGCTTTCTTAGCCTCGTCTGCTGTCTCAAAGTAGTTTCCAACACTCCAGCGGATATCATCTACTTCTATGTTTTCTTCCCAAGTAAATTTTACTTTTAGGAATTCGTCGAAGTAGAAATATTTACCCCAGAGGTCGGCTCTCCATGGGTAGTTTTTATCTACTATCTCGCATGTGTCTTTTACTTTTGCTTTCATATTTTATTCTCCTATCTCCTCGTGGTACTTGCACAACACTTCATTCACACGCTTTGCCGCCTCTTTGGCTTGCTCTTGAGTACGAAAATAGTTGAAAGCATTATAACGGTTTGTAGCAAGATCATAACCTAATTCATTTGCATTTATCACAGTTAAATCGGGATACACAAAATAATAATCTTTACCTTTCTCCGCTCTCCACCTAATCTTCTCCACTCGTTTCTCTTCTGCATTCCACCGCAAGCCTTGTTCTTTCATCTTGTCGAATAGAAGCTGCTTTTCTTCATCGGTGGCGTGGCGAAAATAATGTACATTCCAACCATGATTATAGTTATGCATCATATTAAAATGCGAGCTAAAACATTCCAATGAGCAACTCTCTTTGTATATCAACATTAAATCATCGTGTACAGAGTGTAATACATCTCCGTCCTCGAAATCTTTCTCAATTGTCACGATTCCGTCCTTAACGATTGCCTTGCAATCCTCGGGAATAGCGATTGAATCACCGCATTGTAATTCTACTTTCATAATGTTCTTGTTTGTTAAAATCTGTTTTCGATTATCGCTGTCAGGTCTTCCTTGCTACAATGCCAATCTTTTATAAAACCATCTTTATCAACGGTCATTATAATATAGTCGCCATATCCCCCTCCTTTTGGACAAAGAACTTCGGGGACATAACTATCTACAGAGATAATCTCCTTCTTATTTTTGTCAAGCAAAGAATACGTTCCATCATCGCACACCTTATAAAGGACAATAGCATTAACTCCTTTTTCCCAATTCACAATGTTTCCCGTATTCACGTCAATAATAGGTTGCCATCGGTAATGGTCGCTATAGATACAGCTTGTTGCTATTGCTTTTACTTGCACAGCGCATGGTATCTTCGGAGTACCAACTCCTTTGCTTTCGTAAAAATCTATATCATCCTCACCATTTACCTCTGTGTCTTCCCAGTAGCGTACACCTGCATCAACTTTTATGTAGCGCACGGAAAGCAATTGTGAATCTGTCAATTCTACTTTCATAATTCTTCTATTTGTTTTTCTAATTGTTCAATACTTCTGTCTACTGCTTTCGCAAACTCTTCACGCAGAATTTCAGGCATCATTAATCCGTCATTCTCCCATCTTTGTTTGTCTGGTGTGAGAAATGACCACCAATTTTGGGCCTCTTCTTTCATTGTGTCTTTAATTTCTTGCACTTTTTCGAGTTCGTACAATAAATCTTTTGCTTGTTCTGCTTTCTTTTTGTCCATAGTATTTATTTTTTACTTTACTTCTTTATTTTTTATTAAAATCAAATACATTTCCGACAACTTTAATGCGTTGCTCGTTTATTTCTTTTTTTGTTAGCTCTTGTATATCGAGCGCAAGTGGTGCAGTACCGTAGTCTATCATCTTAAAGGCGGCTTCCTCTTCGCGGAATTCAATGGTAAAAAATCTATTGTCGTTTGTGGTAACGATGTCACCCTCGTAGATTTCTTTACCTTTGGCATCTTTTAGACCAGTGTATTGTCCGACAGTATTTGCATCTACCTGCATTTGCCACCCGCTGTCCCACATGAGATATTCATCATATGGAGCTTCGGGAATTTGTATATTTCCATACAGCCATTTACCATTTTGAATGGACTTTCCTCTGAATAAAATTTCTCTTTTCATATTACTATTTAATTTTTTGCTAAGAAATCAAGAACAAAGTAGCGTATAGGCTTTACAGGGAAACACAACTCTGTCACCCACGTTTTATCTGCATACTCGACCACCTCGTAATGCCCAGAGTCATACTCGCATAAAAGCAACGTGGGACGTGTTGGACGATGATACTCTTCAACAGAGAACCAAAGTTCTTCGGGGATATTCTTTATCGAAGTCAGCCATTCAAATGGAGAACGACAGGAATAATCTCCATAAGATAACACAAGGCGACCACCTTCATAAAGACGATGAAGTCTTACCGCCTGTAATGGAAAGCTCTCCTTTTCGAATTTTCCAAGCAGGTAGATTCCATCTTGGGGTAAGGACGTATTGCTTATTAAGTCTTCCAAACTCCCCGTCCATCTAGGGGCTGATTTATCAAAATATTCCACACATTTCTTCTCTAACGCAAATTGTTTTGATATACGTTTTTGCTCTCGACGTTTCTCAAAATACTTTATAACCATATTATATCTGTTTTATTTGGGTAATTCTAGTATTTACTTGCTGAATAAAAAATGATACAAAATAACTGCGGTCGCAACTCCCCATCCACTGAATGCTATTGCGTAGGCAATCCTGCGCGCTATAGAAAAATTATCCAATGCTTCAGCATAGTAATTTCTGAATTTAATCGCATCGCCAAACTTATTCTCAAAGGTTTCTTGGCAAGCGTCGGACAATATCCGCTCTATCTTCCTGCGGCCTTTCTCTGTGATGATGGGGTTAAATTTGTCGTTCTTATACAAGCCGTTCTCACATGAGAATACATTGGTATAGAAAACTGTGTCTCCGTTGTATTTATCTTGTAGTCCGACTCTAATATCAATTCGAAAGACGCCACGTTCTTGGTAATACTTCTCCGCCAAGTCGCGGATTTTTGTATCGTTCAACACAGCTTTTTCTCGAAGTTGGTTATACTCATACTCACTTAATTGTACAATTCTATATTCCATATTACTTTTCCGTTTATTTTATTTCAATATATCCTTGACCATAGCATTGCGGACATTTCTCTTTACCAAATAAATAGGCAAATCCAAGCGTAAAGATTCCGTCAGCATGGTTAAAAACTTTACCCTTACCCTTACAGGTAGGACATACAAAATATTCTCCTAGTTTCATTGTTTTTTTAGTTTTAATTTTTGTTCGGTTACTTCTATTGCCTTAAATATCTCATACGCGACTTGTGGCACCCAAGCATTACCTAATGCTTCGATGCTTTTGCTTCGCCATTTTGGGAAAGAAACGGCAAGGTCAGCCATTCTAAAGGGTAGCCCATCATTTCTGCTACAAACAGGGGATTGAGTTGGGAAGTTCCGCCACCAACCTTGTGGGCTATCTGTTCCGCTAAATTGCTCTGCTCGGCATTCTTTTTCTTGTGAGATTTCAGACTTTCCATACTCATTCCCGCCCTTAGCCCATCGCTCGCACTTGGTGTCAATAGTAAGCCCAAGTTCAGAAATTCTGTCTTTCCGTCCTTGTTGCAAACCTTCAACCCCTGTGTCTGTATGGTGGGCAACAATCCATACTCTATCTCTTCTGTGGGGCGCTCCGACGGCACAAGCCGGAATAACAAACGGTTGGACGGAATAACCTGCTCGCTCAAGGTCTTCACTGATGACTTCAATTGTGAATTTATGTTCCTTTCGGTATATGTAATTCTCTTCGAACAAATCGTCCGTGCGTCCCATCTTAATCTCCTCGCCGGGCTGTACCATTGATAAGAGGCCATTAACATTTTCACCAACAACCCAAGTGGGCTGAATTTCCCGTATTGCTCGTAGCATTTCTGCCCAGAGATAACGGTTATCTTCCGCTCCCTTTCGCTTGCCTGCAACACTGAACGGCTGGCAAGGAAATCCTCCTGTGAGAACATCGATTTGACCTCGCCATTCCGAAAAATCTGTTTTTGTAATATCTTCATAAGAAATACTGTTTGGAAACCAATACTCTAAAACTTTTCGCTGAAACTCTTGTATTTCGCAATGGAACACATTGTCCCAACCGAGCCAAGAAGCGGAAAGTTCTGCACCTCCGATACCTGAAAATAGACTTGCGTGAGTATATCACATATCAATATCGTACCTCAATAAACCACCCCTCTTGGAGTAGCTCAGCGCGGCTTTTTAGGTCTGTCATTTCAAACTTTATATCCTCCCCACATCGCATACATTTTGTTTCTCTGACAACGTGGAATTTTTTATGCTTCTTTCCGTGCACACGCATCGCGTAAACCTCAACTATCGGCTTGTGACCAAAACATTTGCATTGCAAATCCTTAATTTTTTGTTTGATATTCATTTTCATAAAATAACTGCGCATCCGCCATCAATTATGACGCTGCTAATGCTACAATAATCACCTATGTCTCCATACTGATATCGTACCTCAATATCTCCGCATTCTTCATGCAGTTCTTGGAGCATTTTCTGTAATTCTAATATTGTCATATTTACTCTTCTACCGCCTTAAAAATTATCTCCTCGTTTAACCCTAAAAGGTCTTGCGAAAAAGCCACACAGAAGGAGTTGCAGTACTGGTATTTGCCGTGTCCAAATGCACATTTTTCACATGAGCTGCCAGCCGTAGCAACGTATTTTTTACCGTTTATAATGATTCCGTTTTCTTTGTTCATTATTGTATTTTTACTTATTTCAGTTGTCTTCATTTTGTAGCCAACTAATCATTGCGCTCTATAATTTTACCGTCTACAAGCTTATAAAAAACATTTGCTTTGATAGTCTTGCCATCAACTTCCACAGTCTGCACGCCTTTTATTTTGCCTTCTTTGTCGCGCTCCGTCAGCACAAGCCAGCAACCTATCTCGCCAGCAGCGGAGCTATTAAAACCGGTGACGATTGCAATACTATTCGCTCCCTCAACTTTTGCTGCCGAGTAGTCACCTGTATTTGTAGCTGCGGAGCAGTTGCCTGTATTTGTGGCTGCCGAGCGGTGGGCGGCCTTTTT